GGTGTTTTGCTGGACCAGCGCCAAGGTGCCCGCCGCGTGGGCGTGGGTGGCCGCAGCCACCGCCAGGGTGTGTTGCTGGACCAGCGCCGGAGCGCCGGCCGCGTGGGCGTGGGTGGCGGCCGCCGACGCCAAGGTAAACGCCAGGTCCGTCAGGGTGGGTGCGCCGGCCGCGTGGGCGTGGGTGGCCGCAGCCACCGCCAGGGTGTGTTGCTGCACCAATGCCGGCGCACCCGCCGCGTGGGTGTGGCTCGCCGCAGCCACCGCCAGGGTGTGTTGCTGGACCAGCGCCAGGGTGCCCGCCGCGTGGGCGTGGGTGGCGGCCGCCGGCGCCAGGGTAAACGCCAGGTCCGTCAGGGTGGGTGCGCCGGCCGCGTGCGCGTGGCTCGCGGCGGCCACCGCCAGGGTGTTTTGCTGGACCAGCGCCAGGGCGCCCGCCGCATGGGCGTGGGTGGCCGCAGCCACCACCAGGGTGTTTTGCTGGACCAGCGCCGGCGCCGCCGCCGCGTGCCCGTGGGTGGCACTGTCCACCACCAGGGCGGGTTGCTGTTGCTGCGGTGGCGTCCAGATAAACACGGGGGCTGTCTAGTCCCGGTTTACGGTGCCCGGATTGACCACCCAATGGTGCGATCCGTGCCGGCCAGTTTCTTTAGGGTCACGTCCCAGCCATACATCACGGAAATCGGAATGGAAATCCAGTGCGGTGGTGACTGCGCCCCGTTGAATTGCCGGTAATACATTATCCGCTGGGTGCCCGCACTCTGCACCTTTTCGTATATTTTCAATTCGTAACTGTCCGCAGCCGCGAGCGCATTCAAGTCCAGCCACACTTGAATATATCCATCGTCGGTTTTTGACGCTGGCACGCCGCTGGTGGAATTCAACGGCAAGGAATATTCCGTGCCGCTAATGCTCGCGGAATTTTCATACAGTGCCGACAACACGCCCATGGCTTAACCCCCTATCCCAATCGCAACGCCATTGTAGGTTGTGCCGGGGGCAGTGTTGCACCGGCCGCGGATATACAGATTCGAACCGGCGGCCACTTCCCAATAGCCCTCAATCATTGAATTGGCGCAATTTGATTCCGTTTCGGCTGTGCCCACCACGGACAGTTGCGTGCGCGCAATCACTGTCTTGTTGGTCGCGTCACCCACTGCAATGTCAACGTAGGTGTATTGCGCGGTAATCGTTCCGTTGGTGATTTGCGCGGCCACCTGCCACCACCACAGGTCCTTGGCGGTGGTGCCAAGTAAAGTCCAGGCCCCGTCCGCCGCATTGCCCGGGGTGAACGTCACACCGTTTGAATTGGTAATGCTGCCGATTGTTTCGGAGAATGACCCGACGCGCACCAATTCCGGTGCGCTGGGCGCCCCATAACCCTTGAGCCCAATTCGCACCGTGCCGGCGGTGGCGTTTGCGTTTTGCACGCGCACGCCCACGGTGGACCCTTTCGGAATCCGGATTGGAAAATAGAATTGGTGCCCATTGCCCAACGCAATGGTGGATGAACTGCCGCACACAATGTTGGAAATGACTGCCGTATAGGACGTGCCCGCGGCGGGGTCCACGCCAATGTCCAGCAACATGGCGCGGTCACTGCCGCTGGTGGCGCCGGACACCACCCAAATGAACAGCCCGTAAATTTCCTCCCCCGTGGTTCCCAACCCGGATGCGGTCCAAGTCCCTTCCGCATTGGACGCGCCCGGCACCACCGATACGCCCGGGGTGGCGGACGGATTGGTGCCCAGGTTGGACACGTTGTATTGCCACCGGTTTCCGAGTGCTGCCAGCATTGGGGCCCCTATGACAAATTGACGGTGCGGCGGGTCACAGGCTGGCGGGCCCGCACGCGGCCACAATCACGGTGCTTTTGGGGGGCTTGCTGAATACCACCGCCGACCGTGGGACACCGTGGTAATCCACGCCCCATGACTGCACCACCGTGGCGTCACCGCATGGGGTCCCCAGCGGAACGGTTCCCACGTTGCGGCCCAGCATCACACCGTTGGGGTTGTCTTTGATTTCATACGCCAGGGTTTGCGTGACCACCAGCCCGGTGGGCGGTTTGGGTTGCGTGGCAATGGATACCGTGGCACTGGCGGCACCGGCCGGCAGCACCACGGTTTTGGTAACTGGGCCCGCGGGGTCCGAACATACCCCGGGGACGTTGCACGCGCGCACCGCGAAATACCACGGGCCCACCGCCAGCCCGGGGACCCCATACCCGGACGCCGGGGCGGGCACGGTCACGGTGGTGGCCAGGTTGGTGGGGGTTGTTCCGTAGGCCACCCGATAATCCGCCAGGTTCGTCAATGCGGACCCGTCCGTGTTCTGCGTGGGTGGCGTCCACGTCAGGTCCGCCCAACCGGCGGCCGCGGTGCAGGTCAACGTATAGGTGGCGCTGGCGGTAAGCCCGGTGAAACTTTGCGATCCGGCCAGGGCTTTTGACCCGTTCCATGCACCGGTGGCATTGCACGCGCTGGCGCCGGTGCTGGTCCACGTCAATGTAAAACTTAGGGGCCCCACGCCGCTGGTGGGGCTCGCGGTCAAGGTGACCGTGGGTGCGGGGGGTCCTGCGTGGGCCAATAATGCAAACGTGATGCCGGCCAATATTGCCAGCACCCCCATAATGACCAACGTGGCACGCATATAATTGCGTTCAACCCAATCGCAAATTTTGTCAATCATTGCTGCACCTTTGATCCGTCCAAATAGGTGGTGGGCTCGCCATCATCCGCCGGCTGTGTCTCCACCAGGATTTCCACCAGCGCCGCCGTTTGCTGGACTAGCGCCAGCATCATCCGGTTTTGTTCCTCCATTGCCAGCGTCAACCGGAGCATGACCAGGGGCAGGTAGCTTTCCGACCATTTGCGAAATTCGGGGGTGGTTATTCCGGTCAAGCCATCGGCGCAGCCGGGCCCGTCTTTCAACACATCCGCAGCCCATTGGTTCAATTCCTCCGCGTCAGGAAACCCGAAATCGGGGCACGGTGCACCTGTGTCCGGGCTGTTCATACAAAAAACATTTTAAATTCCCGCCGGTCCTGGGCGGACTGTGCCACACCCATGGCCATGAGCAATGCGGCCATTGCATCTATTTTGTCCGCGGACTTTTCCCGGTGCGGCGCCATGTTGCTGTTGGGGTCTTTGCGCGCCACGATATTGGCCGCTTGCCAAAACAACACCGGGTCCCCACCGTGGTGGAAATGCCCGGACGTGTAAGCCCGTTCCAACGCTTGCATGGCGGGGTGGTAGGACGCGGTGCCCTGGCGGAACTGCACCAATGGCAACTTGGCGTCCATCAAATTGTTGACCATTTGTTGCGCGTTCCATGGGTCATAGGCAATGGACGCCGGCCGGAACCGTTCGCAGTCCGCGAGTATTTCCGCCTCAATTTGCTTGTAGTCCGCCACGTTGCCATTGGTTTGCGTGACATACCCGGCCGCAATCCACGGATCATAGCGCACTGTTCCCCGTTCGCTGCGTTGCTTGACGGCGGATTCCGGGACCCAACACCGGCCCCATGTAAACCAATCGTCCCCGTCCAGCCACACCAGGCGCCATGCGGTCATGTCCGCGGTGCTGGCCAGGTCAAAGCCCCCAAAGCACGGCAACCTTTCCATGCGCTCCAGGTCCACCGGCCCGCCGCACTTTTTCCACTTGAGTAAATCAATCCAGCCGCGGGCGCCGGACGCCGGCCGGTTCAAACGCTTGATGCGAAATTCCGCCAACTGGCTGGGCTGGTGGCGTGCTTCTGTCGCGTATTCCCGCAACTTTTCCAGTGTCGGGGACACCCCTAGCAGCGGATTGGCTTTGATCCACTTTGATTCATCAAAGTCATCATCTTCATCATCCAACCCGTAATACACCACCAGAAAATGGTCCGCCTCCACCACCCCTTGCAGAATGTTAAACGCGAATTTGCGGACCTCCGCCCAGGGTCCGGGCGATTCGTGCCCCTCGGTGGTGGTGTACAGATACAGGGGGTTTTTGCGCGATCCTGCGGCACTGCGCAGCACGTTGAATAGGTCCGCGTCTTTGTGCGCGTGCAATTCATCAAAGCACAACGCGGACGGGTTTAGACCGTCCTGCGTGCTGGCTTTCGCATTGATGGGCTTGAACACCCCGCCCACTTCGAACCGGGCAATAGCGTTGGCGAAAGCCTCCAAGGTGAATGCCGCCGCCAATTCTGGAGTGCGTTCCACCATGCGCTTGGCGACATTCCAAACAATGCGTGCCTGTTGTCCGGTGGTCGCCGCACTGAGCACCTGCGGGCCCAACTCATTTTCCGTGCAATACACGTACAGCAAAATCCCGGCGGCCAACGTGCTTTTGGCACCCTTGCGTGCCATGGCCAGCAATGCGGTGGTGTAGCGGCGGGTCCCGTCCGCGTTACGGAATCCAAACAGGTTGCACAGGAAAAACACCTGCGCCGGTTCCAACTGAATGGTGGCGCGGTTCCACTGCCCTTCAACGTGGGGCAGTTGCTCAATGAATCCGCACGCGCGGTTTGCTTGCTCCGGGGACCAGTAGAAAGGCGGGGCTTTCTTGCGCTGTGCGCGTTTCAAATCCTTGATGAATCGGCGCGCGGCACGCTGCACCCATATGCAATAGCGGTTGCGCGCCCGGTCCTCTATCGCGTCCTCCGCGTAGGCCAGCGCGACCGCTACAAAGTCACCCGCCGGCGGCGCCCGGCGTTTGCGGTTGCTTGTATTTGTTGAACCGGTTGCCTTTGTGCTCATTGCCATCCGCCGAAACCCGCCGCCGCGCGGAGGGGGTCAACCCGAATTCCACAAACAGGTTGCGCAGTGCGGCATCCTCCGCCGCGCAAATGTCCATGCCCGCCTTTGCTTTCATCAGGTGCCGCTGCCAGCAATAGGCCAATTGGCTGAATGCGTGCAAGTCCGGTGCGCGGAGCACGCCGGCCGCCAGCAATTCGGGGCCCAACTCATTCCAGAATTTCGCCCCGTCCGGGTTTAGGTGTTGGGGCGGGTCCGGGAATGCGTCCAGGGGCGGAAAATCCACCACCGCGTTGCCTTTTGGCAACGCTTTGCCCGTGAGCAACTTCAAGGCAAGCGGTTTCGGTGGGCGTCCTGGTCCGGGCATTGTGTTCTAAATTTTAAGTGTGAATTTCGGGAACGCAAAAATATGGC